ATGTTGACCCCTGCGAAGATCGACTCCGCCATCAAGAAATGCACCAGCGAAACGGTGCTAAACGATGGTTCCGCCGGCCGTGGCGCCGGCAGTCTGACGCTGCGCATCCGCGCCGGCACCAGGCTGAAATCCGCCACCTGGATTGCGACGTGGAAGCGAGCCGACAAGCGCGGGAAGAAGATCATCGGCCGTTACCCGGCGATGACGCTGGCGCAGGCCCGCGAGGAATTCAAAACGGTGACCGCGCAGATTGCGGCCGGAAAGAACCCGCATCGCCAAGCCGTGATCGCGGCCACGCGGCCCACGGTCGAAGCGCTGTTCACCGCCTACGTGGCGCACCTGAAGTCGCGCGGTGCGCGCGCTGCGGGCCACATCGAACACGTGCTGTTGCTGGGCCAGTACAACGCCGCCGACGCGCTGGGCCGCGACACCCTGGCGGCCGACGTGACGCCGACCGATGTCCGCGCCCCGCTGGCAGCTGGTGCCAAGCGTGGCGCCCTGCGCACGGCCGACATCCTGCGCACGTACATGTCCAGCGCCTTCGGCTGGGGTATGAAGTCGGCCAACGACTACACCACCGAAGATGCGTTCGATTGGGGCATCACCGCGAACCCGGTGGCCGCGATCCCGAAGGACGCCAGGGCGAACAAGCGCCGCGACCGCAACCTGTCGCCGGCCGAACTGAAGAAGTTCTGGCCTGCGATCCCTGGCGGCCTGGCTGGCGATGCCATCCGGTTGATGATCCTATGCGGCCAGCGCGTGCAAGAGACGATCCGCGTCGATGGCTGCGAAATCGACCTGGACCGCGCGCTATGGATGATGCCCGCTGAAAAGACGAAGACCGGCGAGCGCCCGCACACGATCCCGCTGCCGCCGCGCGCCGTCGCCATCTTCGACACGCTGAAGAAGTTGCACGGCGACGGGCCGCTATTCCCGCCGCGCAAGGGTTCGAAGCGCGACCGCATGGGAATGCTGGCCGTCAGCCACGCCGTGGCGGAAATGGATTGCGTGAAGAACTTCCAGGCGCGCGACATCCGTCGCACGTGGAAGTCGCGAGCGCACGACGCTGGCGTGGATCGCTTCACGCGCGACCTGATCCAGCAGCACGCGAAGAACGACACGGGTTCGCTGCACTACGATTGGGCCGACTACCTGCCGCAGATGCGCGAAGCGATGCTGAAGTGGGAAGCGTGGTTGAATGAACACATAATTAATGAACCGGCCGGTTCAGTTGAAGAAGGCATGAAGGCTGCGGCATGATTGCCGCATGGCACCGATGCGTTAGGTGATGCGGCGGGCTGGACCAGCAAGCAACGCGCTTGTGACCTCAAGTCGGCAATAGACTAGCCAGATCGCGCCATTGCGAGACGACCGTAAAGCCGGTTCCGTAGACGTAAGCGGATGACTCCCCGGAAAGACGGGGAGCGCAGCCGGCAAAGCTATGCACAACCCGCCCATGTGGCGGGTTTTTCTTTTGCTGGCCGGTATCGTTGACACAGGCCGAATCAGCTAGTTTCCCCCGGCGTGGGGAGATTCAGTGCAATGAATACGGCGGTCAGGCGGCTACAGTCGGATGCAAAAGCGACTATGGCCCATAAGGACAATCTTGCGTTTATGCGGCCTTTGAAAAGCGAGTCGATGCACCTGGTCGTGACTTCGCCGCCGTACAACATCGGAAAGAGATACGAAAAGAAATCGCCCTTGGATGCTTACGTCCAGGCGCAGGCGCAAGTCATATCAGAATGCGTCCGCTTACTTCATCCGCGCGGCTCGCTGTGCTGGCAGGTGGGCAATCACGTTCAGAAGGGCGAGATATTCCCGCTGGACACCGTGCTGTACCCGGTTTTCCGTGAGCACGGTCTAAAGCTGCGAAACCGCGTTGTCTGGCATTTCGAACACGGCTTGCACTGTTCGAACCGCCTATCCGGCCGATATGAAACAATCTTGTGGTTCACGAAGACGGATGACTACGTTTTCAACCTGGACCCTATCCGCGTGCCATCGAAGTATCCTGGCAAGAAATACTTCAAGGGGCCGAAGGCTGGTCAGCTGTCCGGAAATCCGTTGGGCAAGAACCCTGGCGACGTGTGGATTTTCCCGAACGTCAAAAACAACCACGTCGAGAAAACGGACCACCCCTGTCAGTTTCCTGTCGAGCTAGTTGAACGGCTGGTGCTATCGCTAACCAACCCCGGCGATGCGGTATTCGACCCATACATGGGGGTCGGTTCATCTGTGGTCGCTGCGCTGAAGCACGACCGAATGGGCTATGGCTGCGACGTTGTGAAGGAATACGTCGATATCGCTTGGGAGCGCGTGCACCAGCTGCGTGCAGGCAACCTTAAAACACGCCCGATGGACAAGCCCGTCTATGATCCAACGAAGCCATACGGCGGCCACCGCGCAGCACCTGGCGGCGGTCAATTGGGGCTGCTTTCGCCCGCGAAGGATCGCGCGTGAAAATCGTTGAGCAGTATTCGCACCTGAATGGCCTGGAATTCCTGTTGGTGCACAAGCCGGCGCTGTGGCAAGAGATTCAGAGCGTCATCCAGTCGGTGGACGCATCGAAGTGCCGGACTAAGGTGTCAAAGGAAAAGCGAACCGAAGGCAATATGTTCTACTCGCCGCGCGCGATGAACAAGGCTATTGACGAAGGTTTCTCGCAACACGGCTGGGGTGAGCGTCGAATTTCATACTGGGTCACGTCAGACGCGAAGCTTATTCGCAAAACGCTTTTCATGGGCGCCCCGCAGCAGAAAGCGGAAATCGAAGGCGCCGGCCTGAAGCCGCTGGCGTCGTCCAATCAAACGGACTTCGTGAAAGAGCGCGTGGCCGTGGAAGTCCAGTTCGGCAAGTACGCCTTCGTTGCTTATGACCTGTTCGTGAAGCACTTGGCGTTCTTCGTCGGCGACGTGATCGAAGTCGGCGTGGAAATCCTGCCGATGAAAGAGCTTCAGCAGCAGATGTCATCTGGCGTCGGTTACTACGAAGGCGAGCTATACAATCTCATTCGTGAAGGCCGAGGCGTACCGGCCGTGCCGCTGATCCTGATCGGGGTTGCGCCCTAGCGTCAGTGGCTTGCCCGTGTGACCAGTCTTCATTGGCTGGTTTCTCTTTTGGCGAGTGCCTGGACGCTGGTCACCAGCAAGCCGGCCATGTGCTGCGCGGCTGTGTACGCTCGCCAGATGGTCTTATGCAGGCTTTCCATGTGTTCGACCATGTTGTCGCGCCCGCCGTCGTCGAGCAGCTTCAGCCCATAGTGCGGGAATAGCCGGTGCGCCATGAAGTTGCGGGCTTTCAGGGCGTCGTCGAACAGCGCTTCAAGGTCTCCGGTTATCGAAAGGCGCTTCTTTATCGCGTGAAGCGATGCCCCTAGAGTGCGGCCTTCAATCGCCGCCACTAGCCTTGTGTATGCGTCAGCATCGGGGTTCAAGAAACTACCCGTGTCGAGCGCATCAAGCGCAATCAGCGCTGTGCCTAGTTCCGTTTCCAGCAGGTTCGCCAGTTCTAGCAACCTGCCGGCTTCTTCATAAACCCGTTCCCGACTCGCCATCACACAGTAATAGCGTGAGTTCCGTGTTACTGGAACAGTTCGCTTCCAGCACCCGGCAGCATCCCGACCCATTCGCCCGGCTGTGTCAGCACCAGCGCGTCACCCTTCCAGCAGTTCAGCCGTGCGGGGATGACCTGGACGTTCCACCAGGCGTGCTTCCCGCCACGCGCGAGCGGCACCATGTGATCGACGTGCCAGTCGAACCCCGTCATCGCTGCGCGCCGCCTGCACGCGTCTTCCGCTTCGGCCAGCACGAACTGATCGAAGTCGCCGAAGTCCGGCACGGCGCCGCCCTGAAGCTTCAGCTTGCGACGTGCCCATCCCGACGACAGGTTCACCAGTGGCCGTGCGCCGTCGAGCGCGAAGGCGAACAGGTCATCGCCGTTCGCTAGGCGCTTGCGCAGCTGCCGTTCGGTCCTGGCCGCGTTCACGCGGCCACTTCCATCGCGCCGTGGTTCGGGCAATGCGGCGGGCCGACTTCATCCAGCCACTTCGACGTGACGCGGACGTTATACCCGCAGTCGCCGCACTGCGCCTTGCGCAGCCGCGTGGTTTGCTTCGGCGGCCTGCTGCTGTCGGGTTCGCGATCCTCGGCGCCTTCGACTGGTGCCGGCGCCTGCGCCGCTTCGTCGAGCGCCACGCCGTCGCCCTTGCGCTTCACCAGCTTTGTGCGCGTCTGCGCCTGGCGCACGACCAGGGGCGAATGCGGGATGTCCCCCAGCTGGTCGATAAGCGGTTGCACCCACGCGACGAATGCGGGGCCAGGCTTCGACGTGGTGAACGGCCGTTCCATCCCCGTCTGCTGCATCATCTTCGCAAACGCGCCCTTGTGGCCTTCCTTCAGGCCGACAGCTGCGTGAATGAGTTCGTGATTCAGGATCGCGGCGATTGCCATTGAAGTCGCTTCAGCCGGCGAAATCAGGATCGTGAAGCGTTCGTCGGCAGTGGTGCGCTTGTCCCAGCACTCGCCGTTCGCGCCGCCGTGCATTCCTGTGGACGTGAAGCCGATGGACACACGGAACGGCCGCAGCGGGTGGCCGAGTTCTTCGAAGCGCGGGGCCATCAATTCGGCCAGCGCGTTCAACCAGGTTTCGCGGTTCATAGTGTTTAAACGCCTTGGGAGTGATTGGGCGGAAGAAAACCCCGCGCGCGGCGGGGTGATCTTCGGTGCGGGTTACAGCGGCTTGATGCAGGCGGCGCGGGTGTTGATCGTGGTGCCGTCGTCGAGCTTCACCGAATACCAGGCGCCCTTCGCGCCCTGGCGTACATCGGTGATCTTGCCGGGCTGGTACTTGTCGCCGCGAACGGTCTTCGCCTTCACCGGCTGGTGCTTCTTCAGGTCGGACATGTCGTGTTGTTGTTATTGGCGGATGATCCCGCGATGAAATTATCCATTACGTCGCGGGAATAATGCAACACCCCGTTAGAACGGGATGTCGTCGTCGACGAAGTCATCCATCGGCGGCTGCTGCGGCTGTTCGCGCTGGCGACTGGACGGCTGTTGCTGGCCGTAGCCGCCGCCCTGGCGCTGGCCGCCCCCGCCGCCGCCGTATTCCTGGCGCGGCGCCTGGCGCTGCTGCTGGCCGCCCTGGCGCTGGCCGTTGTCGTTGTCGCCATCGCGACGGCCGTCGAGCATCTTCATTTCGCTGGCGATGATGTCGGTGGTGTAGTGCGTCACACCATCTTTTTCGTAGCTGCCGTAATCCAGTTCGCCTTCGATATAGACCTTCGAACCCTTGCGCAGATACTCGCCCGCGATTTCGCCGAGCTTGTTCCAGAGCTTGACGCGATGCCAGGAAGTCTTTTCTTGCGGGTTGCCGTCGCGATCCTTCCACTTCTTCGTGGTGGCGATGCTGATCGTGGTCACGCACGCGCCGGATTGCGTGTACTTCACATCCGGGTCGTTGCCGAGATTGCCGATAAGCTGAACTTTGTTGAGCATGGTTGCTGTGGTTACCTGTGTTGGGAATAGCGTTGATGGATTTCCGCGCACGACGGGCCGCAGAACAGCCGACCATTGTCGGCGGGGTCGAAGTCTTCTTCGCACAGTGGGTTGTAGCAGAACCCCCGCGCCACAAGGCGCGGGGTGTTTGCTGCGATGGCCTGCTGCACTTCCAGCGCCTGCTGAAGATTCAGCAAGTCGCGCGCCTGCGCCTGATCGAACACGTCCGTCACGCCGCCACCCCCTGGCCTTGGCTGGGCGGAACGCCGCGAGTGGCTTCCGCTTCATAGGCTTGCACGGAAGCCAGCGGGTAACGAACGGTGCGGCCGAACTTCGTAAACGCGGGACCAATGCCCTTGCTTCGCCAGTTCGACAGCGTGCCGGTGGTGACCGCGTTGTTCCAGCGGGCCACCAGCTGCGCGGCTGTTAGATAATCTGCGTTCGGCATGTCCGATCCTTTCCGGGCTTACTCGCCCATCACAGCTTGATTGAGGTTTTCCAAATCCTGCCCGCCGGGCTTGCTGTCGATCTTCTGCTGATCGAATGCAGCGGCGGCAGTCTTCAGAGGCCCAATGCTGCCATCGTCGGCCAGTGCCTTCTGAATCTTCTTCGGCAACGCACGGAATGCGGCTTCCAGTGCGGCCAGTCCCTGTGCGCTGGTGGTCTTCAGCGTATTGCGGGCGCGTTCGACTTCGGGGTCCAGCTGCACGGCGCCGTCCACCCACGCGCGCAGCGCCTTGCCATCCGCTGCGGTGATATAGCCTTCGCCACGGCCGAGGATGTCGCGCAGTTCAGCGGGGCATTTCATCGCGTCCTGCCACTGACCTTCGTTCATCATCATGAGCGATGCAGTCAGTTCGAACATGAAATTCTTTTCCTGCACTGGCTGAATGCCGACAGGTTCGATCACGGTCTTACCGCGATCATCCTTCGACATCTTCACTTTCTCACGCGCGCGGATGCACACCACAATGTGCATGTCCGATTGCAGCAGTGCGTTCATGAACGCCTTGTGCTCGCGCTTCGCCGTCGCCCAATCCGGCAGGCGCGGGTTCTGTGCGTGTGCGATTTCTTCGCAGCCGCCCGTGCCTTCCCATTCGTGGGTAACGCTGTCGATCACCAGCACTTCGACGCCGGCTTTCTGGAATTCCAGGATCGCGTCGGCGTAGCGCTTCGGCGAGAACGGCGGTTCCAGGTCGCCGACCATGAACGGCTGCACCACGCCATCGCTGTCCACCAGGCTGTTCGCATACAGCGAGCCGCGCCGGTTCTCGGTGTCCAACAGCCCCACCTTGCGGCTGTTGAAGTTCGCCAGGCCATAGGCCAGTTGCAGGGCCGTGTAGGTTTTGCCGCTGCCGCTGATGCCAGCAAGGCCGACGACAAGGCGTGCGCCTTCGCGCTTCGCTTCGCGGATATTCAGAACACCCATGTTCGTTTAGTCTCAGTTGATGTTTCGGTGGGATTACTCAGATGCGGCGGCTTGCTGCGCCGCGCGCTGGAACTGCCACGCGGGCAATTTGATTTGGCGGATGTTGATGGCGTACCCCGGCCATTCGCCGCTGTTCTGGCACTTCGTGTAGCGCGCCAGGTCTTCGTTCCACTGCTGCCAGCCGAGCGCGCGGCTTTCTTCGTCGAGCGAGTACACGGCGACACCCTTCGCCTGCCCGTCCACGACGCACGCTGTCTTTTCCACCGCGATGAACACGAACGCGCGCGGCGCCGCGAAGTCTTCGAACGCACCACCCTGGCGAAGTGCTGCGTCGATGCCATGGCGATAGAACGAGTCCTGGACGTGATAGCGCCACTTCGCGATGCTGCGCGCGAATTCTTCTTCGCTGGCGTCGTCGGTGGTCTTCAGGTCGATGATGATGCCGTCTTTACGCCAGAAGTCGGGGCGCACGCGACACAGCTGTTCGCCGAGAATGTCGCCGGTCTTCGGATCGGGGACGGGCTGCATCCAGTACGCCGACAGTTCGGATTCACCTGGTGCCGACAGCAGCTTCGACGCCGCCGGGTGCGCCATGATCGCATCGCGCATGTTGCGCAGCTGTTCGAACTGTTCGCGCGTCAGGATCGTGCGATGCCCGTTGGCCTGCATCCATTCGGCTTGCACGTCCGACCACAACGTGACCGCCACGCCGTTCGCGCGCAGCAGTTCGGCCAGGTCATGGCGCGATCCGCTGGTGGGCAGCAGGCCGGCGCGCTTCGTGTTCGCTTCTTCGATGATCGCCTTCAGGTCGGCACCCTTCTTCGCTTCCAGTTCTTCGCGCGAGCAATTTCCGACGAATTCCAGGATGCGTTCGACCAGTTCGGCTTTGCTGCCGCTGGTGGGAAGTTTCGGCAATCGGCCTTCGTTGAGCTTGCCGACCATCGCGACCAGCACTTCGCGGTCTTCGATGGCGTCCGGCACGTCGCTGCGCTGAAGCGCAAGCGTGTACGTCTGCGCGAACAGCTGTGGTTCAAGCACGATCATGTGCAGCGCTGTGCCGATGAACTGCGCGGCAGTCGGTGCACGTTCGTTGTCGTTGGCCGCTGTCACCACGGCGCGATAGTGCGCGGGCGACTTGCGGATAAGGTCAAGGCCAGATTTCGAAATGCCGGGGCCGCGATGATACACGTCATTCGCCAGCCCCCGATAGACACCGGGTTCCATAGGTTCTTTCCAGTTTGTGAAGGTGATTGCGAGTGATCGCTAGTGAAGTGTGAGCGACGCTAGAGTCGCGTGTCAACACCCCGAGACGTGCGCGCCATCTTCATGCGCGCCCGCCATTCCCAATTCAGCTTTGTGAAGTTGTTGCGCATGATGCCCGCGCGCTTCCATCGCTGCTTCGTTTGTGTGCGAATATTTGTTGCAGTCGTTGCGGGGAGTCAACACCGTGACTACACAGTGACGGCAACGTGGCACGCGGTGTTGCATCTACGCTGCGTGAAGCGCGTACAATGAAAGTTCGTTGCGATTAACGGGGATGAATTGAAATGACTGTCGTGCAGCTGCGCGATTATCAACAGGACATGATTGCGCGACTCCGTGTCGCACTGCGATCACACCGACGTGTTCTGCTGCAAGCACCGACAGGTTCAGGCAAGACCGTGCTTGCGTCGTACATCGCTGCCGAGACTTCAGGGCGCGGACGACTCACATACTTCAACTGCCATCGCGCCGAGTTGCTTCGTGGAACCAGCAACACGTTCCGCAAATACGACATCGCGCACGGGTTCATCGCGGCCGACATGCCGCAATCGAATTCACTGGTGAACATTTGTAGCATTGACACGCTGAAGAACCGGCTTGCGGTGACGGCGGAACCACGTGTCTGCATTTGGGACGAAGCGCATCACCTTGGCGCGGCAGGCTGGACCGCGATCATGGAAGCGTGGCCGAACGCGCTGCATATCGGCCTGAGCGCCACGCCGTGGCGCCTGGACGGAACCGGCTTGTGCGACCAGTTCGACGAACTGGTGCCAGGCCCGACCACTGCGTGGCTGATCGAACAAGGCCACCTGTCGAATTACGAAATTTTCGCGCCCACGTCGCCGAACATGAAGGGCGCGCGTCGCGCACGCGGCGACTTCGCCGCGAAGGACGCGTCGGAACGCATGGAAATCCCCAAGCGAACCGGCGACATCATCAAGCACTGGCGCCTGCACGCTGAAGGCCGGCGCACCATCGGGTTCGCGGTCAACGTCGCCGACTCGCTGATGCTGGTGGAACGCTTCAACGCCGCCGGCATCCCTGCCGCGCACCTAGACGCGAAGACGCCGAAGGCCGAGCGCAAGCGCATCATTCAGGGTTTCGTAAATGGAACCATCCTTGTCCTGTTCAACGTCGCGCTGTTCGATGAAGGATTCGACCTGGCGGCCATCGCTGGCGTTGATGACCTGACCATCGACTGCCTTATCGACGCCGCGCCCACGATGTCGCTGTCGCGCGTGCTGCAACGCTGGGGGCGCGTCCTGCGGCGCAAGCCTTACCCCGCGATCATCCTGGACCACGCCGGCAACAGCGCGCGCCACGGCTTCCCCGACGACGAACGCGTGTGGTCGCTGGAAGGAAAAGAGAAAGGCGCAGCGGCGAACGACAACGGCCCACCGCCGCCGGTTACGTGCACCGGCTGTTTCCGTCAGATACGCCGGCCACTGCCCGAGTGCTGCCCGTCGTGTGGCAAACGGCTGCTGGCTGAGATGAAAGAGATTGAGGCCGCCGAAGGTGAACTGAAGAAGGTCACAGCCGAGGAAAAGGCCGCGCAGCGCAAGGCCCGCCAGCTGGAAGAACACAACGCAAAGACCCTGGCCGAACTGGTGGCCCTGGGCCAGCGCCGAGGCTACCCGAACCCGCAGCAGTGGGCGTTCCGGAAGTGGGCCAATTCCCCCACGCGTCAACGACTTGCGAAGAAGGCGTCTTGACCACTTGCATTCCGATTCGTGAATACCTTACGATTCCCTCACCGGTTGTAATCGGTGACCACACATTACTGAACGGGAACGTACATGAACGCGAATGCACCGTCGTTTAAGCAGATGATTAAGGATGGCACCGCCAAGCGCGCAGACGCCATCAAGTTCGAAATCGGCGACATCCACGAAGAACCAGGCTTCAACCTGCGGCGCGAGGGTGAAGACCTGGAAGCCAGCATCGACGCGCTGGCCGCGCATATCCTGGACGGCGGCATCGTCCCGCCGCTGGAAGTCCGCCCGCGCATCGGCGGTGGTGTGTTCGTGGTGGACGGCCACCGCCGTCGCCGCGCTTACCTGAAGATCGCCGACCAGCTGCGCGACGCCGATGGCAAGCTGTGGCTTCCCGTCGTGCAGTTCACCGGCAACGACGCCGAACGCGTGGCGCGCATCATCACCAGCGCCGAAGGTCGCGCGCTGTCGCAGCAGGAAGTCGCGGACGGCTACAAGCGCCTGTCGAACTACGGCTGGACCCCCGACATGATCGCGAAGAAGGTCGGCAAGACCCGCCAGCACGTGGACCAGCTGCTGATCCTGGCGAGCGCGAACAGCGACGTGCAGCAGCTGGTGCAGGCCGGCACCGTGTCGGCCACCACCGCCATCGAAACCGTGCGTAAGCACGGCGAGGAAGCGGGCAAGGTGCTGGCCGTCGAAGTCGGCAAGGCGCAGGCCGCAGGTAAGAAGAAGGTCACCGCCGCGACGATCAAGGGCAAGCCGCTGCCGCGCAAGCTGACCGACGACGCGTTCACCGCGCTGGAACAGCTGCACAAGTCGCTGCCCATCGAAGCGCACGAAACGCTGGCAACGCTGAAGCTGTCTGAAAATCCGTCGATCACGATTCCGGCCGGCGTGCTGGTCGAACTGCTGGACATCCACGCCGAAGCCGTGACGTTCCGCGAGGAACAGGCGAAGAAGGCGCTCGAAGCCGAGAACGCCGAGCGCCAGGGCGAACTGGCTGCGGCCAACGACAACGACGAAGGGGTGGCGGCGTGAACCGCCGCGACGCCAGCATTCCCGGCACGGCGCTGTTCTGCGCCGTGCTGTGGGCGGTCGCCATCATCATCATCTGTGCAGCTTCGTGGTGGCCGAAATGAGCAAGCCCGACCACGACAGCGAACACGCGATACAGAACGCGATCCGTAACGCGCTGGTGGACGAATGCCACCTGTTCCGCGCGAACGTCGGCGTGGGCTGGCAGGGTGTCGGGCGTCCGTTCAAGACGCCATACCCGATCACCGTAGACATAAACCCCGGCGACGTGCTGCTGCGACAGGCGCGGCCGTTCGACACCGGCTTGCCGCCGGGGTTCGCGGACACCTTCGGATGGGTGCCTGTTGAAATCACGCCGGACATGGTGGGCAAGACGTTCGCCATGTTCATCGGCCTGGAAATCAAGTCTCAAACCGGCGCCGTGCGTGACAATCAAATTGCGTTCGTCAACGCAGTGAACCGTGCCGGCGGTCGCGCAGGTTTCGCGCGATGCGTCGAAGACGCACAAGACATCATCCGGGGCAACCATGCACGCATCAACCTTCAATCGGGAACGACGCAAGATCGAACGGCAGTCGCGGGGCAAGCACGCACGCGAACGGCGCGCGCTGCAACAGCTGGTGCGCCGCGTGGGCGCAGCGGCAATCATCGAGGGTAACCGCATCATCGGCTATCGGATGCGCGACGGCAGTGTCGCGTGTTCGAAGGTCCGTTATCGCAGCGACGTGGAAGCGCAGCTGGACCTGGTGCGCATCCAGCGACTACCGAACGACGGACACAAGCCGATTCGCTTCTATCGCTGCCCGTGGTGCCACGGTTACCACCTTACTTCGCGTCCAGCGTGAACCAGCGTTACTAACGATTATTCCCCGAGATATTCACTTTCGAGAACGCCGCGCGGTACAATTCGCGCGGCGATAACGACATCACGACTATGACTTCACGCACGCAAGAGCTTGACATCCTGATGCGCGAACACGATTTGACCGCGCGCCAGGTGGGGGAAATGTTGGGCCGCACGCCGCACACCGTCCGCGTGTGGCGCAGCAAGTACGAACAGCGCGTGATCCCTGAACACACCCTTGCATTCCTGCGAATGAAGATCGCCGAGCGCGCGCGGGGTGTCGAGTGACCGAGCAATTCGACGAACACAAGATCATCGACGCCTTCCTGGCGGCGATGGCCGCCGAAGGCATCCGGCCCGTGTTCAAGCCGGGCCAGGGCATCGAATTCGGCCTGTCGCGTTCTGGCAAGCCGCACCGCTTCCACGTCGAAGGCGACAGCCGTGGCACCGTGAACGGTTGGTATGTGCTGTTCGGCGACAACATCCCAGCCGGTGAATTCGGTTCGTGGAAGTCCGGCGTTCGCACCACGTGGTGCATGAAGGACCACCAGGAACTGAGCGACGACGAACGCCAGCAGATCGCAACGCGCATGGCCGAAGCGAAGGCAGCGCGCGAGGCAGAACAGCGCGAGCGCGAAGGCGAAGCCGCGCGCAATGCGAACCTGCTGTGGCAGAACGCGACCGACGCCGACGACTCGCACCCGTACCTGGTGCGCAAGGGCGTGCGTTCCTACGGCCTGCGCATCGGCCACTGGCGTAAGGAAGACGAAGAAACCGGCCGCGTGTGGCTTGACGTGCCTGGCGCGCTGCTGGTGCCGATCATGCTTGTAAGCGGCAAGATCGTTTCATTGCAGGGCATCTTCCCCAGCAAGGCGAACGCCGCGAACCGCGACAAAGACTTCCTGAAGGACGGCCGCAAGAAAGGCGGGTTCTTCCTAATCGGTATGCCGCCGCATGGCGACGGGACCATCGTCGTTTGCGAAGGCTACGCAACCGGCGCCACGATCCACGACGCCACCGGATGGTGCGTTGCTGTCGCGTTCGACGCCGGCAACATGGTGGCCGTGGCCGAAGACCTTCGCGCCACCCTGCCGAATGCCACCTTCGTCATCGCCGCCGACAATGATCGGTGGTCGAAGATGGGCGAGATTGATAACCCCGGCGTTCACTTCGCCGAGCGCGCCGCATACGCCGTGCGTGGCCGCCTGGTGGTGCCGGAGTTCGCCAGCCTGGACGACAGGCCGACCGACTTCAACGACCTTCAGCAGCGCGAAGGCATCGACGTTGTGCAGCGGCAGCTGATGCCGCCGCAGAAGTCGCCTGTGATCGTGGACCAGGACGGGAACGAACAACTGCCCGACTTCGATCCGCGCGCCGTGGACGGTTACACCCCGTTCCCGATGGTGGACGGCAAGGGCCGACCGCTGGCGACGATTGAGAACGTCGCCGAGTTGATGCGCCGCGCGAACATCACCGTGCGTTACAACGTGATTTCGAAAGACCTGGAAATTCGCATCCCTGGCGCGGTCAACACCGTGGACAACGCCGGCAACGCGTCGATGAACCGCGTGGTGTCGCTGTGCGAAACGATTGGCTTCCCGACGAAGCACCTTGAAAGCTACATGCTGAACGTCGGCGACGACAATCCGTTCAACCCGGTTGCGTCGTGGATCACGTCGAAGCCGTGGGACGGCAACAGCCGGTTGAAAGAGTTTTTCGACACCGTTACGGCGAAGTCCGACCGCACGATTCCGTCCACTGGTGCCAGCCTGAAAGAAACGCTGATGCGCAAGTGGCTGATTTCGGCCGTGGCCGCAGCGTTCACCCCGAACGGCGTCGTCGCGCGTGGTGTGCTGACGTTCCAGTCCGAACAGAACCTGGGCAAAACGCTGTGGGTGAAGCGACTTGCACCCGCCGACCTGGGCGTGATCGCCGATGGCCTGATCCTGAACCCATCCGACAAAGATAGCGTGATGGGCTGCGTGTCGAACTGGATCGTCGAGCTTGGCGAAGTCGATGCGACGTTCCGCAAGGCCGACATTGCAGCGCTGAAGGGTTTCATTTCGAAGGAACGCGACAGCCTGCGTCGGCCCTATGCGCGCACTGAATCGAAGTACCCGCGCCGCACTGTGTTTTTCGCGAGCGTGAACGACGAACAGTTCCTGCACGATCCGACTGGTAACACGCGCTGGTGGACCATCGCCGTTTCGGCGCTGAACAATCAGCACAACATCGACACGCAACAGCTGTGGGCCGAAGTGCTGACGCTGTTCCAGGCTGGCGAAACCTGGCACCTGACGCGCGAAGAATTGCAGGTGTTGAACGACCACAACGCCGACCACGAAAGCATCAACCCCGTGCACGAACTGGTGGACCGCGCGTTCGCCTGGGCCGACCCGAAGGGGTTGTGGAACAAGCCCATGCGCGCGACCGAGATTTGCCAGGCCGCCGGCATGGACAAGCCGACAAAGCTGGACGTGAACGCGGCGGCTGCGTTCGTCACGAAGCGTTACGGCGTCGAGTCGAAGAAGCAAGGCAAGGACCGCGTGAAGGTGTGGATGATGCCGCAGGTGCTGAACGGCCGGCAGCAGCAGCAGCGCGACCTGGTGCCGGAAAACCTGGATGAACCGTTCTGATGGCCGCGACCGTGACCCTGATCGACGGCCGCCAGGTCGCCAACGACAGCGAAGAATGGCGGGCCGAATGCGAGGCCCGCGCCGTGTGCAAGATGGGCGGTTATTACTTCGTGGACCCGAAGACCGAGCGCAGGACGTGGATTAGCGCCAACAGCGTGCGGCAGCAGTACGTGATGCGCGTCGCAGATAAGCGCGGCCAGCAGCCCGCCGACGAACTGAAAGCGGCAGTGTTGCGCATATGGGACGCTGAATTCCGTGGGCGATAGTGACATTACATGTGTAACGGGGTGACAATTCACCCACACCAACACCACGGGCCGCCGACATGAACCTGAACGACCACATCCGCAGCACCACCCCGAAGACCCCGCGCCGTGTAAGCGGCGTGAAGGCCGCTGCGCTGGTGTGGCTGGTGTTCGTGCTGGGGTTCGCTACCGGCCGCGCCAGTGCCGACACCCTGTTCGAAGCGACCAGCCAGCCGGGTGAAGCGAAGGCCGCGTTCCTGCACCGCGTCGGCGCGCAGATGCGCGCATGGTCCGACGACAGCCGCCACGAAGCGTGCGCAGTGATCGCCAGTGACGGCGAGCGCTTCGGCGTCGTGGTGACCACCAGCGGTTCGCACGTGGCCTGCGCGAACAACCATCGCACCGTACCGGCTGGCATGACTTCGACCGGCGAGACGATCCACACGCACGGCGCAAACCTGCGCTTCAAGGCGAACAAGGCCGACGCCAAGCTGGCCGGCTACCGCGAAGGCTGGCCGGTGTCGGGCCAGAAGGTCGCCGACTTCAGTCTGACCGATTACGCCGAACCGGGTTATCTGGCCGCGCCGGGTGGCGTGCTGCTGTATCAGAACGGCAAGGGTACGCAGCGCGAAGTCGCGCTGTAATCATCACGGGGCGCTGCCCCATTACTGAGGAAAGGACGTGAACGAAATCCCCGACCGCATCCGCATCAAAGTCGTGAGCAACGGTTACGAATGCGACATGGTTCGCGTGCGCAAGCCGTACACCGCAGAAGCAAAGCATTTCCGCGCAGATGGTGGTAGCGAAGGCCGCCCATACTTCAGCGAAGAAGAAGTGCGCAACAACATCAAATCCGGCTGCTGGTCCTGGATCGACAAGCCGTTCGAAATCCCGGCGTCGCCGTTCTATGTGCGCGGTGCAGGCGGTACGGAATTCAGGATCGAGGTTCGCGGTTTGCACTACACCGCGACCGACATCAAGACCGGCAAGTCCTACGGGCCGGACGATTCGCACATGACGCGCCAAATCCCCGCCGCCTTCAGTGGTGGGTGGTGGACCCTGATCGACCCGCCGGCCCCGGCCGTCGATCCGGTTGTGGCTGCGACGGCTGAAGTCCAGCGGCTGCTGCGCGAACAGGCCGACGCGAAGGCCGAGTGCGACGCCGCGCAGGACGTTCTGGACAAGGCCGAGGAAAAGCGCCGCAACATCGGCAAGGCGTTGACCGAAGCACAGCGCGCGCTGGACAAGGCGAACCATGATGCGGCGGGTGTGCAGTTCGGTGATAGGCCGACCGCCACGCAACTGATAGCGCGTGGCAGGCGCAACCATGAGTGGCGCATCGGCTGATGAACAAGGGCATCGGCGCGGAGTATCGCGCAGCGTTCGCCATCGGCACCAGGCGGCCTTCGCGTTACCCGTGCCGGTGCAGGAAGTGCGGCAAGCGGCGAAACCTTCGGATGCTGCCGGATGAATACATCCGCGAACCGAAGTGCAAATGCCGGAAGCGCGGGACGTTCCGCGTTGACTGGTATCGCATGGCCCGCGAGTGGGGCGCCAAGCCCTGCCGCTGCGACGAATACAGTTTCCCCCACGCACATGCGCGTGGGTTCTGCAAACACAATGCGGCGGTGACTATCGAAGACCGCCGCGAACGATGGGAGTCAGGGAAATGGAGTTGAACGAACAGCAGGCGGCAAAGATCATGACGGCCGCTTCCCTGATGCTTCGCGAGCGCGAACGCCAGGTCAAGACGGGCCGCACGCAGGAACGTGATGCGCTGTATGTGGGCGCCGAACTGTCGCGCGCTGCTGCGGCCTACGCGACGCCGCAGGGCTACCGCCGGCACAACGGCGACGGCGTGCCGACCATGTACCCGTGGCATCCGTCCACGTTCAAGCCCGAGCCGCAGACCTATGAAGGCCGACTGGTCGAACTGGCGAAGGCTGGCGCGCTGATCCTGGCTGACATGGAACGCATCATTGCCAAGCGCGACGCCGAGGTCGAACGCCGTGGCGAGTAACCCGCACCCGGCGCGCGTGGGACACCTGCCCGCCGGCTACTCGCACACGATGGAAGTTGCGATGACGTTCGTCATGTGGGCTGAGTCGCGCGGGCTGAAGATCACACGCGACGCCATCATGGCGCGGTTCGGCGTGAGCAAGGCCACCGCGAACCGCTGGCTGAACGCATGGCGTGATGCGCGCGCGAGGGTTTTCCCGTGACCAGCAAGCCGTGGACCGTGAAAGAGATTCAGGACGCCAAGCGCGTGTATTACACTGGCGGTTCGGCTGCTGTGTGCAAGTTGCTGCCGCACCGAACGCGCGCTGCGATCCAGACGCAGGCGCAGCTGGGCAAGTGGCCGCTGTGGACGATCATCAATGAAGGCACCATCGCATCGAAGATCGTCGAGGCGGCGAGCGCTGGGCCGGTTACCGCGTATGATGTCGCTTCCGACCTGGGCGTGAACATCAAAAGCATTTCCGCGATCATGTGCCAGCTGTACCGGCGCAAGGTGCTTTTCAGGGACCGCGCCGAAACGCCTGGCAACGGCGCACTTACTTTCAAATACACCGTCAACCCCGAATGGATCGAGGCCACGAAGCAATGAAGCCACCCTGCTACAACCGACCGCCGTTCGCTGAAGGGCGATGGCACTACACTGGCGAATGGCGTCGCGGTAAGCCCGTGATGCGTTGGCATCCCCGCTGGTTCGCCGACCGCTGCGCCACGCACGATGGCGTGGGTATCGGGCCGAATAATGAAGGCTATCCGGCAGCGCATGGGTGGGATTGTTCGGGGTGTCGGTTGGACCCGCGCAGTCTTACTTCCAATCTCGCCATGTTCGCGGAAAGGCTCGAATACGCCGTTCGCGGAGCCTATGACATTGACGCATTCGAACCCATCCAGCGGAGCAAGCAACCGTGAAAGCACAAGACATCCTGCGACAGTCCGCGCAGCACATCGACGACCGCGCCGCAGCCCGCGACCAGGCCGAAGGCGAACGCAGCATGGCGCGCACCGTGGCAGCGTTCAACGCGCTGACGGGCCACCAGTTGAGCGAGCGCGACGGCTGGCTGTTCATGGTGCAGCTGAAGATGGCGCGGGCCTGCACCACGCCGACCGGCATCCCCGACGACTACGAAGACGGTGCCAGTTATGTCGCGTTGGCGGGTGAGTGTGTGGCGGGGAATGACAACGCGAAGCCTGGTGCGATTGTCATCGTTGATAAGAAACAATTTCCTGGCCGCTGGAACTGGCCGATTTGGAAGGTCCGGTGATGTCCACGCCATCCCAACGCGTGCGCGCAAGCGAGGCGCGCAAGATCGAAGCCGGCGGGCGGCGACTGTCGCCGATGCTGGTGTCACCCGAGGCGGCGAAGGCGCTGGACCAGCTGCTGCGGGCAAAGTTCGCAGGAAGCATTACCGCGTGCGTCGAGCGGGCCATTATCGACGCGAACAACAACAGGAAAGGACGTGGACAATAACAACACCCCCGAAATGAACTTCGACGCGGCTGCGCATCGCCTGGCGGACTTCACCGGAATGGACGTGCACGACGTGCGCGACGCAATCAACGGCCTGAACATGTTCGGCATCCTGTGCCACACGGTCGCCGACAAGTGCGGCTGGTGGAAGAAGGATGAAAACGGCGAATACCTGCCGCGCAACAAGGGCGAAATGATTGCCCTGATGCACTCTGAACTGTCGGAAGCCCTGGAAGGCGTGCGCAAGAACAGCAACGACGATCATCTGCCGTGGCTGAAGTCGGAACCCGTCGAACTGGCCGACACCTGCATCCGCATCGGCGACTACGCCGGCCGGTTCGGTTTCCAGCTGGGCGACTATGCCATCGTCAAGATGGCGTACAACATCCAGCGCGCCGACCACAAGCCGGAAGCACGCGCCGCTGAAGGCGGGAAGGCGTTCTGATATGAGCTATCTGTTGCCGCAGCCGTATGAATGTCCGAAGTGCGGTCATACGTGCAAGTTCACGCCAGACGATCATCATCCAGCGCCGGTAACGTCTGACGGCAATCCGGTTTGCCCGAAGTGCTGGGATGCGTTCCTGGCTTCGCTTGGCGCGACGATGGTCTGCACCGTGAAGTTCTGAGCCACCCCGCTTCACAGACACGACCCGGCACATGCCGGGTTTTGTCTTTCCTGAACGGTAGATTACTCGTTCAGAATTCTGTTCGGCCAAAGTGTTGCATTACATGTGTAACACCTGAGATGATTCACCCACACCAACAACACGCAGGGCCGACACCATGATTACCGCCAACGTCTACCGCACCGAAGCCAGCCAGGTCGCACAGTTCGGCGAGCGCGCATTCTGCGACATGCAGTTCAGCGGCAAGCAGTACGGTGAAGATGCCATCCGCATGTATTGCGAATCCCTGGCCCGCGAAAACGACATCATCGACCCGCGTATCGAAATCATCATCACCGCCAACTGACATCCACCACCGCCCCGGTTCGCCGGGGCATCCCCTCCAAGGATCGCCCGCCATGAATTTCATCATCCTGCGCAACCCGAACACCGGTAAGCTGCATCGCGGTGCGGGCAATGCCTCCCTGTGCAACCACTCGGGAAACCGTCGTGTGCCCACGCTGCGACCGGCGACCGATGCGGAAATTTCCCGCGCGGCAAATTCTACCTGGTGCGCCAAATGCTTCCCCACCTTCAAGCCTGCAACCTGACCACCAGGGGGAACGCCACCGTGCGACCGAGAACGTAACCGGGGCCGCGCATCCGTCATCACGCGAACCGCGTCAAACTTCCTTCACTACCGAGACAAGACACATGTTCAATATCCGCCTTCTGTTCGCATCCGCCCTTCGCATCTTCGGCAACCAGCCGAGCGTTTCCCCGAAGGTGCAGCGTCGCATGGACCGCCAGATGTCGGCCGACATGCAGCGCGCGAAGTTCATCGGCAACCGCAGCCGCTACCAGCCGCACCAGGGCGAGCGCGAGCGCAACCGCCGCGCAATCCAGATCGCACGCGGCATCATCGCCACCAACTGACCGCCAGCCTATGGCCCTGCACACGCGGGGCCATACACGGGCGATCCGACCCGGTAACCGACACGCAACCGCACAAATGAAGACCATCGAAGAAATCATCGAAGACATCGGAAACTTCTTCGGCGACACCAGCCGCAGCCAGGCGGAAACGCGCGCTGGCCTGGAACAGATCGCAGGCGAATGCGAAGTGCTTCTGGAATCGCTGCCGGAAGACGACGAAAGCGACGAAGGCTGACCGCCAGCCGCTGCACCTTCCATCGAGGGTGCAGCATCGGGCGATCCGACCCGCAACGTAATTCACAACCGAGGAAAGGACGTGGACCGAAACGAAGCGATGAACACCTATCGCGAAATGGCAGCGGAAGCCGACCAGTCGCGCATTGCGATCCTGCACGAACGCAACGCCGACCTGCGCAAGCAACTGGACGACGCGCACGCGCAGCTGTTCGCAAACAATTTCTGGCTGCTGGTGATCGGCATCGCGATTGGTGTCGTCGCGACGCTGCTGGTTGGGGGTGCGAAGTGAGCGCGGAAATCTGGACTGGCGGAAACAGCTTCGTGTTCAAGATGGCGAACAGCAAGCCGGTTATCATCATCACGCCGGACGGCCGCATCGAACTTGGCGAAGGCTGCACGAACGCCGAGGCCGCACGGGCGCTGGTCGAGGCTGCGAACGTGTTGATGGCGCAGCATGGGCTGGTGCCGAAGCCGCAGGCCGTGGACCTGGTGCCGCCAGGGTGGACGATCAAGCGCGACGGCGAACACCTTCGCATCGTGTCGCCAGCCGATGGCCCAGGTTTCGTGGCGTGGCAGCTGTACCACGTGCACAGCTTCGAACAGCGGATGCTGTACGCCCTGGCGCAAGCACTGATCGACGACAAGGGGCCGCGCGCATGAACCGCCGTCGCTGGTATCGCATCGTCCTGGTGGTCGGCTGGATCGTTGTCGCCGCCGGCACCGCCTGGGCTGTACCGCATCGCCTCGCTGAACTACAGGAGGCGCACCAGGGCCGCTAACACCGGCCCTTCCCCCACCCGAGGATCACCGTATGAACTTCGATCAATTCAACGCGTACCGCGACCAGGCGCTGCTGCTGCACGCCAGCCAGGAAGGCCCGCAACAGATCGGCCTGGACGCCATCTTCACGGCGGTGGTTGCCCACGCGGCCAGCGCACGCGGCAAGCACCAGCGCGCGCCCGTCGAGCGCGAGCCTGCGCCGCAGTGGTTCCTGGACGCACTGGAACGCCTGAAGGGCCAGCGCGTCACCGTGTCGTCGTTCCTGCTGCTGTCGGGCCTTGCGCCCGTCACCGAGGCCGACAGGCGCAACGTGGGCCGCTGGCTGCGTGAAGCGGGCATCGAACCGCGCAAGGTGGGCGGCGAACAGCTGTTCCAGTTGTGACAGCGCGCGCTGCGTTTAAACGACACGACCCCGGCCACGTGCCGGGGTTTTTGTTTGTGCGGCGAGTTGTACCCTACCTTGTACCCTACCTTGTACCCGCCCTTGTCCCTGCCCTAAGTCATTGTTTCTAGAGTCATTGTATTACTAAGCGGGTACATGGGTATAACTATAGAGGGTAAAGCTACACAGCAGCAGGACAACAGGACGAACATAACGTCCCCATCGTCCTAAAATCATCTGCCTATATGGGAAAACACGTACCCACTTGAACCCTTGTACCCGCCTTGAACGCAAGTCGATGAATTGCAAGGGAATGTGCGCGGGTACGTGTTCGGCGAGTTGAACCCGCCTTCCCAAATGTGAATAGTTGTCTCACGACTCCACAACCGGATAATCACGGTTGTGAATAATTCGTCGCCACTTCCCCGCAGTGTTCAAGAAATCGCCGACGTGATCGGGCGTGATGCTGCGTTGATGCTAGTGGACAAGCTGCCCCGCGCATACTCGCCGTGCCATCCATCGGGGAAAGTCATTCTGTACGTGCCGCAGCAAGTCCGCGTCGATCATCCCCTGGTCGAACTGCTGGGCATCGACCTTGCGACGAAGATGGTTCGCGCGTTCGGCGGCATGATGCTGCAACCGGCAATCTGCACTGCGTTGCGCGTCAGTGAACGCGACGAAGCAATTCGAGCCATGCGCGCTTCAGGTGTGAGCGTGCAGGCTATTGCGCGTGAATTCCGTATCAGCGACCGACAGGTGCGAAACATCTGCGCCGCTGTGAAGGAAATCGCGGAAGTGGTCGCGAACGACAACATCACTAACATTGCCGCAGCCTGAAACGCCCATGAGCCAGCGAACCCCAATGAAGCAACACGCCTTCGACGCAGTGAACGGCACTGCCGCCGTTTCGTTCATCACCGCCGTGTTCAGCGGATGGAGTATCAGCGAATGGGCAGCATGTGCCGCGCTGGTCTATTCCCTGATCCTGATCGTCGATAAGGCGGTCAGCATGGTTCGCCGGTTCATCGCGTGGCGGAAGGCCGCCCGCAATGGCTAAGGTCGGCAAGGCGTCATTCGTGGCCGCCCCTATCGCCCTTGTCGCTGCGCTGCTGTTCGCGCTTACTGGCGCTGAAGGTCGCAAGCTGACCTCTTACAAGGACATCGCCGGCATCTGGACGGTGTGCGATGGCATCACGGGTAAGGCTGTCATCCCTGGCAAGACCTACACGCACGCTGAGTGCGACAAGCTGGGCCAGGAATACGTGCAGAAGATGATGGCCGACATGGGCCAGTGCGTGAAGGGTGAATTCCCCCTGCACGTGCTGAAGGCGTCGGGCCACTTCGCATACAACATCGGAACCCCGGCGTTCTGCCGTTCGACGATGGCGAAGAAGCTGCGTGAAGGCGACATCCCTGGCGCCTGCGCACAAATCAGCAATTGGGTGTACGTGGCCGGCAAAGACTGCCGCGACCCGAAGAACAAGTGCGGCGGCATCGTGAAGCGCCGTGAATGGGAACGCGCCACCTGCGAGGGGAAGAACCCGTGAAAACCCGCATCAAGCTGTTGAAGCTGGCTGTCGTGTACTACGCCGCATCCGTCGCGCTGTGGTTCGTCAATGGCGCGGACAAGATCATCAACCGGAAGCGCGGCCGATGAACCCGACCGCGATCCGCTTCGCCCTGGTGGCGATCCTGTGCGTCCTGTGCGGCGTCTTCGGCTGGGCCATTCGCGGCTGGCGTGCCGATGCAGTCGAGGCCAGGCGCGATGCCAGCGATGCGCAGACAGAGACTGCCAACGTCACCGAAGTGCGCAAGGACGACAAGGACAGCCAGGCGGGTGCGGCTGTCGTGGAACAGCAGCGCGTGGAACAGCAGGCGCAGGCTGCAACTGAATTCAAGTACATCACCCGCGAGGTTATCCGCTATGTGGCTTCGAACCCTTCCCCTGCTGGCTGTGGCCTGTCTGCTGATGGGCTGCGCATCTGGCGTCAGTCGAGTGCCGGAAAGGCAGCTGGCGAACCTGGACGTTCCCCCGTCGCAGACGGCGCTGTGTCCCGCTGAACTGACTGGCGATCCGCAGCAGGGCAAGCCCGAACAGCTGCTGCAAGCGCACGCCGAAGACGCCGACACGTACCACACGTGTCGGCGCAACCACGAAGCACTGGTGCGCACCCTGTGTCAGCAGCGAGGCGTGACGATCAACGGTCGCGATCCGAAGGCCATCTGTTCAGGCAAGTGAATGGATGGCGCGCGTGAAGGCCGCGTGAGGGCGGACGTTAAGAAAGCGTTAAAAATGGCGGGTCCTTCCTGATGGGGGTGGGCCTGCGGGGTCGCCGACACCGCGAAAACTCCAATCTGCGTGGGTTTTCCATTCAGGTTTTCTAATTGCACCGACCAGTACAGAAATTCACTTCAAGATGGCGAAAGGGAACGGCCAGAAAGTCAATCGCAGCGGGCTTGCGGCCGTGTTCGGCGTGTCGATGCCGACCGTCGATGCGTGGGTCCGAAATGGGTGTCCAGGTGTAAAGACTGGCGTTGGCAAAGGCGGCGGTTGGGAGTTTGACACCGCCGACGTGTCCCGCTGGCTTCAGCAGCGCGCGGCCGATGATGCTGGCGGTGGCGAAGTCGCCGACGAAAACGCGCTGAAGCGCCGCCGCATGGCTGTGACGCTGAAGGCCGATGAACTGTCGCTGGCACGCGACATGGGCCTGGTGGCCCCGATTGAGGATTTCGAACGCACGCAGGCGAAGGTGTTCGCTATGCTGCGCCAGGGCATCATGACGGTGCCGGCCCGCGTGGCGATGTCCCTGGTGGGCGAGAAATCCGAAACCCGTATCAAGCAAGTCATCACGGCCGCGCTGACCGAGGCGCTGACGAAGGTCGCTGAAATTGATTTCGACCTGGTGCCGGAAGACGAAGGCGACGAATGATCGACGCCGCCGACATCATCGACGTTCGCCAGTTCGCGAACCCCACCGGCATTGCGCGAGCAATCAGCCGCGCAATCACGCACCTGGTGCCGCCGCCGGACATCCTGCCGTCTGAGTTCGCCGAACAGAACATCGAAATCCCTGTCGGCAACGCCGTGCCGGGGCCGATCCGCTTCGACGCCGCCGCGTACCAGCGCGGCATGATCGACGTGATTAAAGAACCTGGCATCACCCGCGTGTCGTACATGCTGGGCGCGCAGCTGGGCAAGACGACGATTCAGCAGTGCATCACGGCCTATTTCATCGCCCACGATCCGCGCAGCCAGATTTGGCTGATGCCGAGCGAAGGCGACATGCTGACGTTCCGCAGCACGAAGCTTCAGCCAATGCTGGAAGCGAACCCGGCTATCGCCGACCTGATGGCGAAGCCGCGCGGGCGCGAAGGCCAGAACAACGGCCGCATGATTTCGTTCATCGGCGGCTGGCTGATGTTCAGTTGGGCCGGTTCGGCGAAGACCCTGCGCGGCCGTTCGGCGCCGGTCACCCTGGCGGACGAAATCGACGGCATGGAGAATGCCGGCACCGAGGAAAAGGACGAAGGCGATCCGGTGCAGCTGCTGATGCAGCGCGCGGCGTCGTTCAGTTCGTCGGGCCAGAACATCCATATCGAATCCAGCACGCCGACCGTGAAGGGATTCAGCCGCATCGAAGCCAGCCACGACCAGGGCGACCAGCGCAAGTTCTGGATTCCCTGCCCGCACTGCGGCGAACGCCAGGTGCTGAAGTGGGATAACGTCACCTGGGAAGGCCGCCAGGATGACCGCGAGGCCGACGCCGCGTTCCGTGACCACGAAGTGGATACGGCCGGTTATATCTGCGACCACTGCGGCGTCATCTGGACCGATGGCGACCGCGTGGCCGCTGTCCGCGAAGGCGTGTGGATCGCGTCGCAGCCGACTAAGAACCACGCATCGTTCCACCTGTCTGAACTGTACTCGCCGTTCCGCAAGCTGCGCGACATCGTGCAGTCGTACCTGGATAAACTGGCTGTGGACAGCTGGAACACGTTCGTCAACGTGTCCCTGGCCGAAACCTACGAAGAAACCGGCGACAAGATCGACCCCACTGGCCTACTCGCGCGCGCTGAAGCGTATGCGGCAGAAGCGCCAATGGGTGTGCTTTACATCACGGCCGGCGTGGACATGCAGCAAGACCGCCTGGAATGCGAAATCGTCGGCTGGGGCGAAGGCGAACAGTCGTGGTCGCTTGGCTACCACGTCCTGTGGGGCGACCCGGTTGGCGGTGACGTGTGGGACGACCTGGAAGACTTGCTGGAAACGAAGATCATGCACGAAAGCGGGATGCAGATGCGTATCCAGGCCGCGTGCGTGGACACGGGCGGCACCAGTGGCATGACGCAAGCCGCTTACGACTGGCTGCGCGGCAAGACGGGCCGCCGCCTGTTCGGCATCAAGGGCGTGCCGGGTTGGGGCCGCCCCATCGTGGAAAAGGTCGAGCGCAAGCAGTCGGGCAAGAACGCGCGCAAGATCGACCTATTCCGCATCGGCGTTGACGAAGGCAAGCTGCTGGTGATGCGCCGCCTTGCTGTGCAGAAGGAAGGCCCGAACTACTGCCACTTGCCGACCGATCGGTTCGACCTGGAAGAATGGACGAAGCAAGTCACCGCTGAAAAGCTGCGCGTGAAGTACCTGCGCGGCCAGGCCGTCCGCTACTGGTGGAAGCCCGACAAGGCGCGAAACGAAGCGCTGGACTGCCGCGTGTACGCAACCGCCGCACTGAAGATTCAGCAGCCATCGTTTAAACGCCTTGCGTTCCGGTTGCAGCAGTTCATCGCGCAGAACCCCGACGCCGCGAAGGTCGCCCCGGTGCAGCAGCTGGTCAACAGCATGAAGCAAGTTGCGAAGGCCGTGGCCGCGATCCCGAAGCCGGCGCAAGCTGCCGAGCCGAAGGCGGAAATCGCGGAAGTGGCCGCACCTGAACCCGCAAAGCAAACTGTCCGTGTCCACAAGTCCCCAGCCGCGCGCCGCGCAGGCGGGAAAAATTGGGTCACTGGCTGGAATAAGTGAACTGCAATCTCCCGAAGACCATCACGGCTGGCGTTACGTTCCGCGCCGCTATTCAACTGCCGGCACAGGCGGCCGGCTGGGATGCGTTGCTGTACCTGCGCGGTCCTGATTCCATCGACATCGAAGCGGATGTCGTCGGCACCACCGCGACGTTCGATGTTGCCCCGAGCGAAACCGGCCCGTGGTCACCAGGCGAATACGCCTGGACGATCCGCGCGACCAACGGCGCCGATGTCGTCGAGATTGGAAGCGGTCGCACCGTGATCCGCCCCGACCTGGCGAGCCTTGCGGCCGGCGCCGAGACGCGCAGCGAAAACCGCATCGCCCTGGACGCCATCAAAGCCGTGCTGGCGAAGCGCGCGACGATGGACCAGGAGCGCTACCGCATCAACAACCGCGAACTGTACCGCACGCCCATCAAAGACCTGTTGGCGCTGAAGGAACACTATCAGCAGCTGGTCAACGATGAATGCTGTGGCGGCAGCAAGCGCGGCCGTATTGGTTCACTGCGCGTCGGCTTCGGCCCGACCCGAGGCTGACGCATGAATCTATTTGACATGTTCAAGCGCACCACGGCCGCAGTGCCGGCGCCGGCCGAGCCAGCGAAGACTGCGCCTGCGCGACGCGGATTCGTGTCGCGCGCGATGAACGCCGTTCGCTCGCTGATCCAGTCCGCCGCCGTGAACCGCCTTACCGGCGATTGGGGTACGCAGCCGCAGCCGGCCGACTGGATCGTGAACAAGCACCAGCGCGCGCTGGTGGCCCGTTCGCGCGAACAGCTGTTCAACAACGATTATTTCAAGGCTTACGTGCGTCTGTGCGTGCAGAACGTCGTCGGCCCGTTCGGCCTGGTGTTCCAGTCGAAGGCGCGCACCGCTGGCGGAAAGGCCGACAAGAAAGCGAAAGCCGCCGTCGAACGCGCGGTGCGCGACTGGTCGAAGGCGAAGAACTGCGACGTGGCCGGCAAGCTGTCCTGGCGCGGATTCCAGAAGCATTGCGTTCGTGGCGCCGCCACTGACGGCGAATTCATGCTGCGCAAGTATGTCGGCCGCAAGTTCGGTAAGTACGGTTTCCAGCTGCAAGTGCTGGACCCGGTGCGCTGCCCTGTCGATTACGACCTGGCCGGCATGTCGAACGGCGGATTCATCCGGCACGGCATCGAATTCGACCAGTTCGGCAAGCCGGTGGCGTATCACTTCGTGCAGCCTGCCGCGAACCGTTCGTCGGACGCGTACAGCTACGCCGGCCGTTGGTTCACCCGCATTCCGGCCGAGGAAATCATTCACGGCTATCTGCCCGAAATTGCGGGCCAGAAGCGCGGTCTTCCGTGGCTGTCCACTGGCCTGTTCCGCCTGAAGCAAATGGGCGCGTTCGAAGACGCTGCCATCGTGAACGCGCGTGTCGGTGCCGCGAAGCTGGGCGTCATCAAGTTTGCCGAGGGTAAGGGGCCGGATTGCAACGACCTGGGCGACGAAGACGAAATGCCGGAAATCAGCGGTGAACCCGGCGATTTCCTGGTGCTGCCGAACGGCGCGGACCTGGACAAGTTCGATCCGACGTATCCTTCCGGCGAATTCGCTGTGTTCATGAAACAGTGCCTGCGCAGCATCGCAGCGGGTGGCGGCGTGAGCTACCACACCCTGGCGCAAGACCTGGAAAACGTGAACTTCAGCAGCATTCGCCAAGGCACGCTGGACGAACGCGAACACTTCAAGGAATTGCAGGAATGGCTGGTCGAAGAACTGGCCGAACCGGTGTTCGAAGGCTTCTTCGAACAGGCCATGCTGCGCGGCCTGGTCATCAACGATAACGGCAACCCGCTGCCGGCGTCGAAGGCTGTCCAATTCGAAGACCACGAATTCCAGGGCCGCCGCTGGGAGTGGATCGACCCGAACGCGGACATGAAGGCCGCACAGGGTCGCAAAAACAACCTGCTGGCATCGCCTGGCGAACTGATCCGCGAAAGCGGGCGCGACCCGACTGTCGTGTTCCAGGAAATTGCCGACGACATCAAGGCGATGGAAGAAGCCGGAATCCCCAAGGAATACATCCAGCTTGCGTTCGGCGTGAAGATCACCGAGCCGGCAACCGACACCCCCGACGAGGAAAGCACCAATGGTCCGTAAGGCCGAAGACCTGTTGCGGCTGATCCAGGCTGACGGCCTGGTGACCCGAAGCGCCCCCGATGCCGCGCAGCGGCTGAAGGAAATTCAGAAGCGGGCCGTCGATGGCGTCATCCACCGCGCCGCTGAAGTCGTCAGCATCAACGAAGAAGCGCGCACCGTCGAACTTGCCTTCAGCAGCGAAGCGCCTGTCGTTCGCTGGTGGGGTGAAGAAACGCTGTCGCATGACCCGTCGCACATCCGCCTGGGCCGACTGAGCGACGGCGCCGCGCTGCTGTGGAATCACGATTGGGACGACCAGCGCGGCGTGGTCGAGTCGGTTCGTATCGACAGCGACCGCAAGGGCCGCGCAGTGGTCCGCTTCAGCACTTCGCCGAAGGGTGAAGAACTGTGGCAGGACGTAAAGAACAAGATCAAGCGCCACGTATCGGTCGGCTACTTCATCCACGCGATGCAGCTGGTGGAAGTGGTGGACGACTTCGAACGCTGGCTGATTACCGATTGGGAGCCTTACGAAATCAGCATCGTGAGCGTTCCCGCCGACACGTCTGTCGGCATCGGCCGCAGCGCTGCGGAAATCGCGGAAGTGGAACGAAACGCGCAGGCTGCGGAAACTGGCACCCTGAGCAATAGCAATGCACCCAACCCCGTAACCCGGACTGATACCACCATGGAAAAAATCCTTCGCAACGCGGCCGGCGACCTTGTCCGGGCCAAGGTTGACGACAACGGCAACATCATCGAAACGCTGGAAGTGATCGAGCGTGCCGGCGACGGCCAGCGCCAGATGCAGCAGCAGGGCCAGGCCAACGAACGCGCCCGCGTCGCTGAAATCAATGCGCTGGTGAAGCGCTTCGCCCGTGGCGTGCCGAACGGCCGCGAACTGGCCGACGCCGCCATCGCCGAAGGCCGCAGCGTTGCCGAATTTCAGCAGACCATGCTGGACGCCGTGGACAAGCGCATGGCAACCCCGCTGCCCGAGCAGAACGCTGAAGCCGGCATCGGCCTGACCGAACGCCAAGTCAGCGAATACAGCATCATGCGCGTGGCGCGTTCGCTGGCCGATCCGGGCAACCGTACCCTGCGCGAAGCCGCCGCGATGGAGTTCGAAGCGTCGGAAGCCGCAATCGAAGCGCTGGGCCGCAGCGGCGAACGTTTCGTCGTCCCGCCGGAAGTCCTGAGCCGCGCTGTCGGCACCGCGCTGTCGCGCGCTGCGATGTCCACCAACGTCACTGGCCCGATGAACGCCGGCCAGGTGGTGAACACCAGCCTGGAAACCGGTTCGTTCATCGACCTGTTGCGCAACAACACCGTCGCACTGCGCCTGGGCCGTGTGCTGGGTGGCCTGGTCGGCAACGTGGACATCCCGAAGAAGATCGCGGGCGGCACCGGCTACTGGATCGGTGAAGGCCAGGATGCGCAGGAAACCGGCATGTCGCTGGGGCAGCTGTCCTTCAAGCCGAAGACCGTCGCGGCCTATGCCGACGTGACCCATCGCGCGCTGATGCAGTCGTCGATGGACGTGGAAGCCCTGCTGCGCGCCGACCTGGCGGAAAGCCTGGGCCTGACCATCGACACCGCTGCGTGGTACGGCACCGGCACCGAATTCCAGCCGCTGGGCATCCTGAACCACACCGGCATCAACGCCGTGCCGTTCGCTGGCGATTACCCGACCTGGGACGAAATCGTCGCGATGGAAACCGCTGTGGCGGTGGACAACGCGCTGGCAACCGGCATGAAGTTCGTTGCTGCACCGGGCTTCCGTGGTCATGCGAAAACCACCCTGAAGTTCGAAGCCGCCGGTTCGGCGACCCTGTGGGAGCCGGGCAACACCGTGAACGGCTACCCGGTGGAAATCACCAACCAGGTGAAGGCCGGCGACGTGCCGTTCGGCAACTTCAACGACTTCATCATCGCCATGTGGGGCGGCCTGGAAATCGACGTGGACACCGCAGCGCTGAAGAAGTCGCGCGGCCTGCGCGTCCTGGCCTTCCAGGACATCGACTTCGGCCTTCGCCGCCTGGAATCGTTCGTCCTGGGCAAGAAGGCGTAATCGGCCGGGGCCGCTTCGGCGGCCCCGCCTTTCCATCCGCATTGGAGTGCGAAGCACATGTCCACCATTTTCATGAAGCTGGTCGGCGCCATCGTTGTCGGTGGTGAAGTCGTTCGCCCGCCGGCCATCGTCGAAGTTACCGAGGCCGAGGCCGTCAACCTGGCGCATCGTGGCAAGGCTGTGCCGGCCACCGCCGCCGACATGCCGACCGCTGTCACCCCGAGCGCTGAAAACGCGAAGGGCGAAGGCGAAGGCGACAAGACCGACGCGAACCCGCTGGCCGGCGCGAGCGACGCGAACCCCGTCGATGCAACTGTCCAGATCGGCGACCAGTCGGTGCCGGTGCAGATCGTCGGCCAGGATGCGGACGGCACCCCCGTGGTGACCGAAGCCAGTGGCGAAGCCATCGACGCCGCGCTGAAGGTCGAAGCGCCCGCCGTCACCGCTGAAGCCGCCACGGCCACCGAGCCGAAGGCCGAAGCGACCGTCGCCACGACCGAGAACACCGAGCCGAAGGCCGAAGCGAAGGCCGAGGCACTGACCCCGACGCAGAAGCGTGCCGCCGCCAAGGCTGCGACCGCAGCTGCTGGCAAGTAACCGACCCACCACACACAGAAGGCCCATACAGCCATGTTGCGCGGACTGAAAACCCTTTCCCTGACGGCGACCGCCGTCGATGTCACCAACTACAGCGGCCACGGCTTGCTGCACGTCGCCCGTGATGGCGCTACCGGCGCCCTGAATCCGATCATCGAACACAGCGCCGATGGCACCACCTGGACCGCTTCCGGCGTCGTCCTGACCTGGGCACCCGGCACCGTCCTGGCAACCGCCGACCAGGCCAGCGCCGAATTCGACGTGGACGGCCTGAAGAAGTTCATCCGCCTGGGCGCTGCCAGCGTGGGCGACGTGACCCTGGTCCTTCAGGCACGCAGCTGATGCCGTCCCCGGCCTGGGAAAACCTGGACGACTTTCTGAACGTGGATGACTTCGCCACCACGGCGACGTTCACGAACAGCGACGGCCAGGTTTCCCAGCCGGTGGCCTGCATCTTCGATGATCCGTACTTCGACAAGCAGCTGGGCGAGTACAGCGCCACCGAAGGCGAACCCCGCATCACCTGCAAGGAAGTCGATGTCGTCGGCGTGAAGAAGCACCACGAATGCACCATCGCCAGCATGCCTGGGCGGACGTACCACGTCGTTCACGACGTGAAGTTCGACGGCACTGGCACGTGCGTTGTGTACCTGGCGGAAAACTGACAGCGCGGCCGTGGCAAGTATCAGCATCGACATTGACGGCCGGGGCATTCATGCCCTGGCCGATACGTTCGGGGCCACCGAAAAGCAGGTGAAAGCCGCGATGCGGTCCACCTACGCGAAAATGGGCCGCTGGATGCGCACGCAGTCTGTGCGTGGGCTGTCGTCGAAGCTGAAGATTCAACAGAAGATCCTGCGTTCGCGAATCCGCACCTACCGAATGCAGCACGGCATGGACGACGGCCAGGGCGCAAAGGTGTGGTACGGCATCAAGGACATCGCGTTCGCCAGGCTGAACCCGAAACAGAACGCCAAGGGCGTGAAGGCGCAAGGCGGCCGGTTCGAAGAAGGCGCGTTCATCGCGAAGCTGTACGGTCGCGACGCGGTACTGAAGCGCATCGGCAAGGAGCGCGTTCCGCTGCGCATCGTGTATGCTGAGATTGCCGACGAAGCCATCACGTACATCGAAGATTTCGTCATCGGCACCGCGATGTTTGACGCACAATTCTATCGCTTCCTGGAACATGAACTGAAATGGCGGACATCGATCCTGAAGTGAATTTCGACGCGTTGCACGACGCGATCATCGACGGCATCAAGGAAGCGTTTCCCGACTTCCAGACCGTCGAGTTCTACCGCGACGACGAAGACACGAAATTCCCCGTCCCGGCTTGCCTGCTGGCGATGACTGAGGCTGAGCCGCAGCCGGAAGAAGAAGGCGGCACCGGCCAGTTCCCGGCGCTGCTGCGTTTCGAAGCGCACATCGTCATGGGCCACCGATCACCGGTCACGTACAAGGAAGTGCGGAAAGCCGCGCTGGCCCTGGCGACCTGGCTGTATCAGAAGAAGCGTTTCCCGCCATGCGATCCCGTCCAGGTGATCGCGGTCGAGCCGGACGAATTCGTGCCGCAGGCTGCGAAGTTCATGGTGTGGCGCGTGGAATTCGTAATGCTGGGCTTCTTCGGCGAAACCGCTTGGAAGAACGATGGCACAATCCCGACCGATGTCATGTTCAGCTGGTCGCCTGAAATCGGCACCGGCAACGAAGACAAGTACACCAACGCTGCGGAGCCGCTTCCGTGAGCGCCGAACACGAACGCCTGCTGGGCGGCGTGGTGATGATCGGCGTCGTCAAGGAACTGGACGAAGCGAACGCCCTGGTCCGCGTTGACGCCGATGGCCTGCTGACCGATTGGCTTCCGTTCACCGCCGGCCGTGCTGGTCCTGGCGTGCGCGAGTGGTGCGCGCCTGAACCCGGCGAACAGGTGGTCATCGTGTCGCCCTACGGCGACCCGTCACAGGCCGTCGTGCTGGGCAGCATCTACCAGGACGCCCACGGCGCCCCGGCGAACGTGAAGACGATGCGGCGAACCGAGTTCGCGGACGGCGCCTTCATCGAATACGACCGCGAAGGCCACCAGTATGTGCTGGACGTGCCGGCCGGCGGCGCGATCACGCTGCACATCGGGCAGACTACGCTGAAGCTGGAAGACGGCCAGGCCACATTGACCACGCCGAAGCTTGTCGTTGACGCGCCGGAAAGTCAGTTCACCGGAAACGTGACCATCGACGGCAACACGACCGTGAACGGCGACACTTCGGTGAAGGCGATCACGTCGAACGGCGTCAATATCAGCAGCACGCACAAGCACCCCGGCGTGCAGACTGGCCCCGGCACGACAGGCACGCCGCAGTAACAAGCGGAAATCGCGGAAGTGGCCGCCGTGAAGGCGTGCGGCCATGATCGCACTATGCTTGGGACCAATGCCACCACCGGCAAGGCGCTGTCGGGTATCGACCACCTGCGGCAGTCCATCACCGACATCCTAACCACGCCAATTGGTTCGCGTGTGATGCGTCGCGAGTATGGAAGCAATCTGTTCCAGCTGGTCGATGCGCCGATGAACCGTTCGACCGCGATGGACCTGATGGCCGCCACGGTCGATGCCCTGGAACGCTGGGAACCGCGCATTCGCGTGACGAAGGTGACGCCGAGCGTTCCCGCAGCTGGCGGCGTCGAAATCGCACTGGAAGGCGAGTACCTGCCCGATGGGCGGCCAATCGTAATTGACGGAATCGTGGTGAAATAAATGGCCGGCGCATTTACCAACGTAAACCTTTCGCAGCTGCCGGTCCCCGATGTCGTCGAACAGATCGACTTCGAAGCGATCCTGACCGACATCCTGGCCGACTTCATCGCGCGCATGGCCGCCGCTGGCGTCACCTATACCGCCCTGGTGGAGTCCGACCCGCTGTATAAGCTGGCCGAAGCCGCAGCCTACCGGGAAGTGCTGGTGCGCCAGCGCGCGAACGAATCTGCGAAGGCCGTCATGCTGGCCCTTGCTGTCGGCGCCGACCTGGACCAGTTGGGCGCGAACGTCAACGTGCAGCGCCTGCTGATCGACGAAGGTGACCCGAACGCGGTCCCGCCGGTCCCGCCGACCTACGAAAGTGACGAAGACTTCCGCGCGCGCATCCAGCTGTCGTTCGAAGGCTACACGACCGCAGGCAGTGAAGGCAGTTACGTGTTCCACGCGCTGACGGCCGATGGCGACGTGAAGGACATTTCCGCCACCAGCCCGACGCCTGGCGTCGTGAACGTGTACGTTCTTTCCCGCAGCGGCGACGGCACCGCGTCGCCGGCACTGGTCGCGAAGGTCGATGCAGCGCTGAACGCCGAAGACATTCGCCCGATGACCGACCACGTTATCGTCGCGTCGGCGGAAATCGTTCCGTTCGCCATCGAAGCCGTGCTGACCATGTACCCCGGCCCCGACCCGGAAGTGGTCCGGCAAGCCGCGCTGGACAAGCTGCACGAATACATTTCGAAGGTGCAGCGCATCGGCTACGACGTGACGCGCGCCGGCATCATCGGCGCCCTGGTGCAGCCCGGCGTGCAGAACGTCGCGCTGGCTTCGCCGGCCGCCGATGTCGTAATCACCGACAGCCAGGCGCCGTATTGCAGCGACATCGACGTGACCAACGCGGGTGCGACCGATGTCTGAAACGCTGCTGCCATCAAGCGCAAGCATCATCGAACGCGCGATGGAGTTGGCCGCCGCCCGCATTGAGGCGGTGCCGACCCCGGCGCGTTACATGTGGAGTCCGCAGAACGCGCCGGCACAGCTGCTGCCGTGGCTGGCGTGGGCGTTCAGCGTTGACACCTGGGACACGACGTGGACCGAGGCGCAAAAGCGCGCGACCATCGCCGCAGCGTATGAAGTGCAGCGCCGGAAAGGCACTGTGGGCGCTGTGCGCCGCGCGCTTACCGCGCTGGGCCTGGGCATCACCATCGTGGAGTGGTGGCAGGAAACGCCGCAGGGCGAGCCGTACACCTTCCGCATTTCCGTGGACGTGGATCAAAACGGCGCCGAGCCTGACGCGATTGCGAAGGTTCTGGAAGTGCTGAACACGTCGAAGAACCTGCGTTCGCACTTGAATTCGGTGGACCTGAACATCGTCAGTTATTCAACCGTGTACTTCGCTGCGGCCACCGCTGTCGGACACGAATTCACCATCCTGCCCGAGACTTGATTTAATGGCGACTTATAAAACCATCCTGACGAACAAGGGTCTTCAGCTGGTCGCATCCGCGTCGGCCGCCGGTACGCAGATCGTGCTGACCGACATGGCTGTCGGTGATGGCAACGGCAACCCGGTGACGCCGAACCCGGCGCAGACTACGCTGGCCCGCGAGCGCTACCGGTACGTGGTGAATCGCCTGGTGGCGATGCCGGACGATCCGACCGCGTTCCTCGCTGAACTGATTATCCCGGCGGATGTCGGCGGTTTCACGATCCGCGAAGTCGGCCTGTATACGAACAACGGCGAGCTGTTCGCTGTGGCGAACGTTCCGAACGCGTACAAGCCGACCGCCGACGAAGGTTCGTTCGGCGATACCGTCGTCCGCATGGTGTTCAAGGTCGCGAACGCCAGTGTCGTGACTATCGTGTTCGACCCGAACGTGACTGTCGCCACGCAATCGTGGGTGACGAACAACGTCAATGCGGCATCGCTGATCCCTGGCGGCCTGACGAACCAGTTCCTGGCGAAGAACACGAACGCGAACGGCGATTTCAAGTGGGTTGATCCCACCGAAGGCATCACCGTTATTGTTTTCTCGCGCGAGGAAACGCAGACGCTGGCCGCCGGCCAGAAGGTGATCGACCTGGCGGAAATCACCGCCGAAGGCGCGGCCGTCTACATCGAAGGCACGCGCCTGCGCGCTGACGAATTCAGTCAGACGGATGTCGCGCAGATCACCCTGGCGTCGTCGCACCCGGATGGCACTAAGGTGACCGTCGTCCAGAACGAAGAAGTCGGCAGCACCGACGTGCTGCTGCGTCCGCTGAACCTGTCGGACGTGCCGGACAAGAATGCGGCGCGGTTGAACCTGGGCCTGCCGAACTGGCTTGCGACTTCCAACATCAACTGGTCGCAGCTGCTGAACGTGCCGGATTACGCCAAGCGTTGGGCGTCGTGGTCGGAAGTCACCGACAAGCCGACCACGTTCGCGCCGAGCGCGCACACGCACCCGTGGGCGCAGATCAACGGGGCGCCGGAAACGGCGACCCGCTGGCCGTCATGGACCGAAGTCACCAGCAAGCCGTCGCTTTACCCGCCGTCCGCGCACTCGCACGCCGAGTATGTGATGAAGACCGGCGGCGAAATGACCGGCACGCTGCACTGGAATTTCGGCGCCGACATTCTCCGCGTTATCAACAACGGCGTAGGCAGCGCGTCGTTGCAGGCCGTTAATCAGGCGCAAAATGCATTTGCGAAGATGAACCTTCGGGGCGATTCCCTTGAAGGCACGTTCGCAGGCGACGTGAAGTTCAATGCGACGCAGTTGGCTGTCGTCGGCCCGCTAGTTCCTGGCGGGCAGTATGCTGGTTATATCCTGCAACAGCTGCTGGCAAATCCGGGTGCAAACGGCGACCTGCTGCAAACGCAATACTATCGAACCACCAATGATTCCAGCACCAGCTGGTCGTCTTTCAATTGGCGATTCGGCCGGCAGGTGGACGCATCCGTCATTTCGTACATCGAATTCCAGAACAGTCAGAACGTGCTGCTGGTTACCGGCATGGGCGCCGGTCAGTTTACCTTCGCCAACAACGGCAGTTTTTCGTGCAATGGCGGCTACGACTTCGGTTCTTCGCGCAAGCTGAAGGACATCGACGGCCCGGTGCCGTATGGCCTGACGGCTGTCGAACGCATGGAGCTTGCCGCAGGCCACTACAAGCCGGAATACAACGCAGACGGCCGTCGCCGCCTGTTCTTCGTCGCTGAACAGCTGGCCGAACTGGTGCCCGAAGCCGTGGACCTGGAAGGCGTCGAGTTCAACGGCGAGCGCGTTCCGTCGATCAAGCTGGACCAGCTGCTGCCGGTGATGGCGAAGGCCATCCAGGAACTTGCGGCCGAGGTTCGCGCACTGAAGGCGGGCCGCTGATATGGCGAGTGGATACCGTAGCGGCGGCGTCGATTTCGACGACCTGTTCGACCTGTATGTCGAAGGCCCGTATTCGCAGGACACGGGCCGGCGCGTCGGTGGCGTGGACCTGAGTCGCCGTTACGCGCACATCCAGTACGGCAGCAAGCGCGCCGACGTTGGTCACCGCGTCGGCGGCCTAGACCTGTCGAACCTGTGGGCGGCGAAGGGAACGGCGTCATACCAGGGCATCGCAAGCAATTTCGCGCCGAAGCTGGACGTTACAATCATCCAGGGCTGGACCGGCCCGAGCGGGCTAACTTATCCGATGCAGATGCTGAACACCGGCATTTGGCGGTATTTTGGCGGTACGCAGGGCATCAACCCGCAAGCCCCGTGGACTTCGGACGGCCAGGCACCGCGCGATGGATACGAAGTAATCATCACGAACATGACGGGTGGTGGCGACGCCGTGTGGGCTGTGACGAACAACGCGCCGAATTGGGTGCCGCTGAACGCATCCACGTCACAGACGCTAATCACCGCGCAATACAACAGCACCGCTTCGCAGACGTACCGCACCTATGACGGCGGCTGCACGCTGACGATTCGGAAAGCAGCAACAGGGCAAGTCGTTTGGTCCGGCGGCGTGCCTATCAAGTGTTATTCGGGCCAAATCCGTGAAACCTGAAATTAATTTCAACCGTAGGCCGAGCAACACAAGGAGTGTATGGGCCGTGTATTGGAGTTGTGGGAAAGCCTAACAGGCGCAGTCATCCCGTTTGCTGGCGTAGAAGCACCAGCTGGGTTTCTTCTTTGCGATGGATCACTGAAGGACGTTACCGATTACCCGAACCTGTTCGAAGTAATCGGCAGCGCGTACAACATAGGCGGCGAAGCCGCTGGAAAATTCCGCGTACCCGACTTGCGCGGTCGCGTCATCGCTGGCCTGGACAACATGGGCGGCACTGCCGCCAACCGCCTGACCACCGCAGGCGCAAGCATCAACGCCGCCACGCTTGGCGCAACAGGCGGCGCGCAGACGCACACACTGTCCGCCGCGCAGATGCCGAAGCACAGTCACGGCGTCAACGATCCAGGTCACAACCATGCGCTGACCGATCCGGGTCACAACCATGCACTGACTGATCCAGGTCACAGCCACGGCATTAACGATCCTGGTCACACCCACACGGTAAGCGATCCGGGCCACGGTCACAGCCACAACGCCGCTGCGCACGTTGGTGGAAGTTCGACTGGTGGCGGTGCGTTTGGATTGAATGCGCCATCGCCAGCGACGATCAATGCTGCGACGACCGGAATTTCAATTCAGGCGCGGGCGACTGGAATCACGGCCGCAGCATCTGGCACTGGCATCACGGCCGCTTCGTCGGGGACCGGCATCACGGCCGCCGCAGCGAATTCCGGCATCACGATCAACGAAGTCGGCAACGGCGATGCTCACCCGAACGTGCAGCCCACGCTGGTGCTGAACTACATCATCAAGACCTGACCGGAAATCGCGGAAGTGGAACGGCCGCCTACGGGCGGCCATCATTAACCGCAGAACCGTATCACCCACCGGACACCCATCACATGGCAACCGATTTCCTGCACGGCGTCGAGGTAATCACCATCGACGATGGTGCGCGCCCGATCCAGACCGCCAGTTCCAGCGTTATCGGCATCGTCGGCACCGCGCCGCGCGCCGATGCGAGCGAATTCCCGCTGAACACCCCCGTCATGGTCGCCGGTTCGCGCGCGAAGGCCGCGAAGCTGCTGGCCCTGCCGGCGGACGAAGACCACGGCGACGGCACCCTGCCGGATGCCCTGGACAGCATCTTCGACCAAACCGGCGCGGCCGTGATCGTGGTCCGCGTCGAGGAAGGCGCGACCGACGCCGAAACCCTCGCGAACGTCCTGGGCGGCGCCAACGCCGTGACCGGCGCGTATGAAGGCGTGCAGGCACTACTGGCCGCGAAGTCCGTCACCGGCTACAAGCCGCGCATTCTGTGTGCGCCTGGTTTCACCCACCAGCGCACCGTGGGCGGCGTTACCGTCGTCACCCTGTCGAACCAGGGCGCGGGCTATGCCGTTGCACCGTCCGTTTCGTTCACTGGCGGCGGCGGCACTGGCGCTGCGGCCGAAGCCATCCTGGGTACTGGCGCGAACGCCGGCAAGGTGGTGGAAGTCAAGGTGACCAATCCCGGCAGCGGCTACACCAGCGCGCCGACCGTCGTGTTCACTGGCGGCACCCCGACCACCCCGGCCGCTGCGACTGCCGCGTTCGGCACCACCGCGAACGCCGTGGTCGCCGAACTGGTCGGCATCGCCGAACGCCTGCGCGCCGTCATCATCCAGGACGGCCCCAGCACCAACGACGACGCCGCCATCGCTGTTGCAGGCGATGTCGGTTCGAAGCGCGTTTACCTGGTGGACCCGCGCGTGCTGAAGACCAACGCCGATGGCCTGACCACCACGGGCTGGTCGTCCGCCGTCGTCGCCGGCATCATCGCGAAGACCGACAACGAAATCGGCTGGTGGGCGTCGCCGTCGAACAAGGAAATCAACGGCATCACCGGCACCGAACGCGCCATCGACTTCACGATGGGTGACGTGAACAGCCGCGCGAACCTGCTGAACGGGAAGAACGTCGCGACGATCATCCGCGAACAGGGCTTCCGCCTGTGGGGCAATCGCACGCTGTCGAGCGATCCGAAGTGGCAGTTCCTGTGCGTGGTGCGCACCGCCGACATCATCGCCGACAGCCTTCAGGAAGCGCACCTGTGGGCCGTGGATCGCGGCATCACGAAGAACTATGTCGATGACGTGCGCGAGGGCGTGAACGCCTTCCTGCGCGGCCTGAAGGCGAACGGCGCGATCCTGGGCGGCGAATGCTGGCTGGACCCGGACCTGAACAGCGCCGCCGCAATCCAGAACGGCCAGGTGTATTGGGACTTCGACTTCACCCCCGTCTATCCGGCCGAGCGCCTGACGTTCCGTTCGCACCTGACCGACAACTACATCACCGAGATTTTCTGACATGTCCGCAGCCCGCAATGTTCGCAAGAACATCAATCTGTTCGTCGATGGCCGGGGCCAGGCCGGACAGATCACCGAGTATAACGCGCCGAAGCTGACGCTGAAGACCGAGGAATTCCGCGCGGGCGGTATGCACGCCCCGCTGGAACTGACCCTGGGCCACGAAAAGCTGGAATGCGACTTCACGCTGGTGGGCTACGACCCCGACGTGATCGCGAATTTCGGCGTCACCGAAGGCGGCCAGATTCAGTTCACCGCGCGCCAGGCGCTGGAATCGCACGACGGCACCGTGACCGCCGTCGTCCACAACATGCGCGGCAAGATCAAGGAAATCGACCCCGGCACCAGCAAGCCCGGCGAAATGCCGTCGCTGAAGATCACCGTTGCGCTGTCCTACTACAAGGAAATGCACGGCGTGCGCCTGATCCACGAAGTCGATGTCGAAAACATGGTCTTCGTGAAGAACGGCGTTGACGTGCTGGGCGCCATCCGCAACGCGCTGGGCATCTGATGCGCACCGCGCACACCGCAGTCGGCGAGGGTTAAACCCTCGCCGGCTTCACCATCCATCACTGGAAACTCAATTCATGAGCAAGATTCCCGAGTACCTGAAGGAAGAAGACGGCGCCATCGTCATCACCCTGGCGAAGCCGATCACCGCCGATGGCACCGAACGCAAGTCGCTGCGGATGCGTGAACCGACCGTGGGCGACCTGGAAAATTCGCAGCTGGTCAACGGCACCGATACCGCGCGCGAAATCCAGCTGTTCGCGAACCTGATGGAAATCGCCGCCGACGACGTGCGCGGCATGTCGCTGCGCAACTACAATCGCGTGCAGGCCGCTTTCGGCCGTTTTACCGACTGACGCGGGACTACATCCGCCACGGTGTGCTGGCGCTGGCGTCGCACACCGGATGGGCTGAAGCCGAAATCATGGCTTTCCCCGCGTCAAAATTCATTTGGTATCTGGAAGGTCTTCCGAAGGAAAAATAAAACGTGGCTTCGAAGACCTTGAAAGCGTCGGTTCTGATCGGGGGTTCGATTTCGTCGAGCCTCCGTTCTGCATTGGGGACCACGAAAGATGGCCTGGCAAAGATCGGCCAGGCGATCACCGACGTTGAACGCAAACAGCGCCTGTTGGGTAACGCCATCCAGACGTTCGGCCGGCAGGGTCGCAACGTCGATGGCCTGCGCCGCCAGTATGACGAACTGACCCGATCCGCTGACCGGATGCGTCGCGCGCACGAACGCCTGGCGAGCGTTCAGCAGCGCATCGACGCGAACAACGCGCGGCGCAGTGAGCTTTCCGGCAAGTTCATGGGTTCGGCCGGTGCCACCATTGGCACCCTGTATGCACTGAGCCAGCCGACCATGAACGCCGCGAATTTCTCGCGCGAAAACCGGCTGATCGGCAACACCGCCAACATGACCCGCGAGGAAGTGAAGGCGCTGGGCCAAACGATCATCCGTGAATCGAAGATCACGAACCAGGGCGCCAACGAATTGCAGAAGGCAATCGGCTTCCTGGTGGCCGCTGGCCTGGACGTTAAGACCGCCGAGGCGAGCATTCGCACCATCGGCCGCACGACCACGGCCGCTGGCGCTGACATCGAAGACCTGTCGAAAGCTTCGTTCGTTCTTATCGACGCGCTGAAGATCAAGCCGGAAGGCTTGCAAGGCGCGCTGGACATGCTGGCGATGGCCGGCAAGGAAGGCAACGTCGAACTGAAGGACATGGCGCGTCAGCTGCCGGTGCTGGGCGCGTCGTTCACCGCGCTGAAGATGGGCGGCACCGAAGCCGTGGCGACGATGGGCGCCGCGCTGGAAATCGCGCGCAAGGGCGCGAAGGACGCCGACGAAGCTGCGAACAACATGCAGAACTTCATGGTCAAGGTGATGTCGCCTGAAACCCTGAAGAAAGCGCAGAAGAACTTCGGCCTGGACCTGTACGCCGTTATTACGAAGGCGCAGAAGTCGGGCGCCAACCCGTTCGAAGCCGCGATGGAAGCCATTAAGAAGGCGACCGGCGGCGATCAAAAGAAAATCGGCGAACTGTTCCAGGACATGCAAGTCCAGGCGTTCTTGCGTCCGATGATCCAGAATTGGGACGAATACAAGCGGATCAAGAACAAGTCGCAGAACGAATCGGCCGGCACCACCGACCGCGACTTCGCGCTGATGATGGAAGAAGACGCGGAGAAATTCAAAGCCGCGAAAATCCAGGTCGATAAGCTGTCTAAGTCGCTCGGCACGGCGCTGTCGCCGGCCATCGGTGTTGTGGCAGAGCATGTCGGGAAGTTCGCCGAAGGTCTTACGAAGCTGATCGACGCGAACCCACGCGTCGCCGCTGGCGTTACTGGCGTCGTCGCTGGCTTCCTGGTGCTGCGTACCGCCCTGATCGGTGCACGGCTTGCTGCTGTGATTACGCGCGGCGGCTTCCTGTCGCTGTCGCGCGAGTTGCGCCGCAATGAGGCGCGCCGCGCAGCGAATTCGGTGTCGCGATTGAACGGCCGCCTGGGCGGGCTGGAAACCGCATCTGGCAAGGCTGGGCGCGGCATCCTGGGCCTGATCGGCAAGCTTGGAATGGTGCTGGCCCTGTCCGACATGGCAATCCAGGGCGCGGGCGCGCTGGGCCTGCCGACGCCGGAAGAAATCGAGGCGCAGGGTAATGTTGTTGGCGCCGAAAATATCCGTCGCGGCGAATGGTTGAAGGCTTCGGCGAACCTGCCTGCCAGCGACTTCCTGAAAGCCGTTTACGAACGGACCATCAAGGGCTGGACGAACGAAGAAGTTTCGGCCAACGTCGGTGGCGTCACTGCCGAACAGCGCCGGATCGAACAGGAAAAGCGCGACGCGCAGGCGAAGCCGCCAGGTGCTGCCGTGCAGGCCAGCCAGGTCGGAATGAAGGCTGGCGAGCGCCCGGCGGAAGTTCTGGCCCGCAGTGCGCCGGCCGCGACCCCTGGCAGCAGTTTCGGTTACAATCTGCCAGGCAGCGACAGCAAGAACGATTTCAGTGTCGTTCCGGCCGCACCGAGCAACCCGCCATTGCCGAAGCCGGCACCGGCCGCGCGTGCCGCAGCAAGTAGCACCGTCGTGCATCAAAAGAATGAAATCCACATCACGCAGCGCCCCGGCGAGTCGAACGCCGACCTTGCTAAACGCGTCGCCGAAGAACTTCGCCGCGCTGAACAGGTGAAGAATCGCGGATCACTGGCCGACAAACAATGAGCATCCTTGACAACATTCGCCGCGACGCGAAAAACCGCCTTGGCAAGTTCCTGTCGAGTCAGACGGGCAATGCGCCCGTCATGTTCATGCTGGGCGGTTTCAAATTCAGCATTGCCAGCGCAGCAGTGCAGGAGTGGTCACGCAGCACCAGTTATCGCTGGGCGGCGCAGGAGCGCTTCGGCAAGGTGGATGCGTTGCAGTTCACGGGCTACGGCCCCGAGCGCTGGACACTGCCGTGCATCGTCTTCCCTGACTGGCAGGGCATTCGTTCGACTTATCAGATCATCGCCGTTGCGCCGGAGAACAAGCCGCTGAAGCTGATTTCCGCGAAGGGCAACGTGATCGGCCAGTATGTAATCGAAAGCATCGAAGAAACGCAGTCCTTCTTCAAGCCGGACGGCGATGCGCGCCGCCTGGAATTCGTCATGACCATTCGGGCGTTCGACTAATGCAGTACATCACCAAACAAGGCGACGTGTTGGACGACATCGTTTGGCGCCAGTACAACACGAACGCGTGGGCTGTCGTGCAGCAGGTGCTGGACGCAAATCACGGCCTGGCCGAGCATGGCGCCGTGATCCCTGGCGGCCTGATTATTGAATTGCCGGAAATCCAGAACCCGACCAGCGAACGCAAGGTGGTGTCGCTGTGGGATTGAACGACTACCTTCCGCAATTCCGCGTCACTGCGAATAGCGACGACATCACGAAGGCCATTGCCGACCGCCTGAAGAACCTTCGCCTGACCGACGAAGCTGGCACCACGTCGGACATGCTGGAAATTTCGCTGGCCGATAACATCCCCGGCGAACCCATCGCGGTCCCGCCCACGGGGGGCGAACTGGAATTGTTCCTGGGCTTCAACGGCGAACTGACGCGCATGGGCCTGTTCGTGTGCGACGAAATCGAGTTGAGCGGCTACCCGTGCGAAATGATTATCCGCGCACGCGCCGCGCCGTATGAAGCCAGCAAGGGCGGCAAGACCGACCTTCAGACGCAGAAAACGCGCAGCTGGAAGAAGGACACCACCATCGGCGCGATGGTGAAGAAGATCGCGGGCGAACACGGCATGGAATCGGCCGTGTCGCCTGAACTGGCGTCGATCAAGCTGCCGCACACGGACCAGTCCAGCGAAAGCGACATGAACCTGCTGAACCGCCTTGCGAAGCGTTACGACGCCATCGCCAAGCCGGCCGGCGGTAAGCTGCTGTTCGTGAAGCGCGGCGATTCGAAGACGGCCGGCGGCGAGGCGATGCCGGATGTCACCCTGACGCCCGACATCACGACGAACTTCCGCGTCACCCTGGCGAGCCGCGACAGCGCCGGCACCGTCGTTGCGTACTACCGCGACAACAAGATGGCGAAGCGCAAGGAAGTGAAGGTCGGCAGCGGCGACCCTGTGCGGCGCCTGCGCCTGGGCTACAAGGACCAGGCAAGCGCCCTGGAAGCCGCGAAGGCCGAACAGCGCAAGCGCGCACGCGGTGAAGCTACGATCATCGTGGACACGCCTGGGAATCCCGACATCCGCGCCGAAGCCATGCTGACCATGAAGGGGTATCGCGATGGCGTCGATGGCGAATGGCTGGTGACGCGCGTGGAACACTACTATGGGCCGGATGCTGGCTATCGGTGCAGCATCGAAGGCGAGTTGCCGAACAAGAATAAAGACGTGTCGAAGTCCGACAGCGAAGTCGAGGACGAAGACCAGGACGGCACCGAGGAAGGTGGTTGA